ATCTACTATTTCTTTTTCTAGTTTAGAGCCTTTTGCCTTTGCAGATTTTGCAGTAATAGGCATTAGAAACTATCGCTGCTTTCTGATAGTCTTTTATGCGTTGCTACTAATCCTGCTTTGTAGTTGTCTAGGATAAACTTTAACTTCTGGTCGGCAGTCATAGTGCTATCTCTATTACAACAACTCTGTAGCACAATTAAAAAGTCTTTCATGGTCATACTACTACTTGGTGCTTGTGGTTGTATCTGTGCATAACCATTACTAGATACTACTTTACTATCTGGAAATGCTTTTTTTATTTCTTGTGGTACTTCATTATGTCCAGTAGGTGCAGTAGTAGGCTCAAAACTTTTAATATACAAGTTACCGAATCTATCTGGATTGCCTATCGTAATAGAAATTTTGTCATTTTCTTGTACTGAACCTATGCCTATATTAGGACTAGCTAAATACTTTGTACCATCTTCAGAAAAAACCTGGTAATTCTTTGTACCAGACCATCCCTTTTCTGGATTTGCAGCTTTGGGAGCTGCCATACTTGTTACTGTTATATCTAATGTCTGCATTATATTCTCCTTTTGGGTGGAGGGAAGTAGCTGGAGCAACATTCTACATTGCGTAGAAAAAATGTTACTACTAACCCTCCATATTTATTTATAAGTTGCTCCATTACTTTTTCTTTTCATTTAGAAAAGAATGTATCTGCAAATAGTTTTTCCATATTTGCAAATCTTTTACATAGCTGTCTGTGTCATAAAGATATTCTTTTATTTCTTTTGTATCTTTATCTATTGCTACGATTAATCTGTTAAATGGTTCTCTGCCTAATTCATTACATAGTGCATACATATAGCCACATAATTGTATTTTATATAATTTAGTAACACTTTTTTTTGTAACTGTTTTCCAATCTACTAAACATTCTCCATATTTTGTATGGTCAATCCACGCATCAAACTTTCCTGCATAAGGCAGTATAGAATTGTCATAAACTAAATATTCTACTGCGTGTACTTTCTTAACATTTGCATTAAGATATTCATATAAAGGATATTGCATCAATCGTATTTGATTATCTCTTTCTTCATGTCCTTTATGATAACCACTTTCTGCCATATTACCTCTTAAATAACTTTCAATAAAATTATGAATGACAGTTCCTAATTCAGCAGCTGATTTCCATTTATTTTCTGCTATCTTTTTTATGTCAAATAACTTTTCTTGTAAATCAGTAAGGTCATTTACTCTTAATAAATTAGTATTGGGTAATTCTTCTACTAATGTTTCTAAATACACCTTTCTAGCAGCAGCTGCACCTATACCAAATCCGTCATCTCCTTTTATTATTTTAGATACACTACTAGGATTTATTTTAGTACCATTGTCATTTACATAATACCTATGGTTGCCTTCACTAAACTTTATTTCTATATTTTTAAATTTTCTACTTTCCATCTTTTTTTCTCCTAAAATAATCTAATGTCAATAAAGGTATTAACTTCGTTTTCTTTTTATCCGTCGTTACATTCATAACTTGAGAAAGCATATTTATTTTGCCTTGTTTATTATTTACAAACTTTAATATTTTTTTTTTGGTCATCTAACATCTCCTTTTCCATGTCTTTTTCAAAGTCTGAAATAATCTTATCACACTCTTTTTTCTGCACATCTATTTTTGATAACTGCTCCTCTATTTTATTTGTAAGTTTTCTTAATTCTATTGATATTTCTAATAATTGTATTTCGTGGTCTTGCAAAAATAATTTTCTGTCAAATATTTCATTCATTTTTGTTGCTCCTATAAAGTTAAAAGATACAAGTAGCAACACAAAATAATATTTGATAGTGCTACTATGTATAAAATCTGCATTATATAAACTTGCTCCAGTATTCATTAAAGTATTCTTCTGCTTCCTCCTGGAATCTTTCTTGAGATATATTACTAGGTCTTTTTATATCTCCGTCTTTTTCTAAAGCTGCGAACCTACCATAAAATTCTTGTATAGTTTCAGATTCTTTTATGATATCAATACAATCAGAAAAAAACTTATCTTCTTCTTGCATTATTAAGTTTTTAACTTGTGCCATTTTTATTCTCCTCTAAGTATTCCTCTATATCTTTTTTTATTTGTATTAATATTCCAGCTACATGATTGCCTTCAATACTATTTGTTAAAATGTTATCTTGCTCTATTTCTTTTACTAACTGATTCCATCTTAATTCATATTTAGCAAGTCTACTTTCTACACTATATTTATTTTTACTGCCTACGAATTTTAATGTTCCGTCTTTTTCTTTTTCAATATAATTATTCTTTAAACCATATTGAATTAATTCTTTTTCAAATTGTTTTTTTGTGTCTTGTGTCATAATCAGCTCCAATGATTAAAGTTAATAAAATCGTCATTATTTATATTAATAAATCACTATTAGTAAAATGTCAAACACTATTTGTGAAATAATTTTAATGTCATATTTAAACATAAAAAAAAGACTTGCAATTATAAAATATTACAAGCCTTTTTATTTTTTTTATTATTATTCTACTTCTATTAAATTCCAATAAGTTCTTTTGTGCCATTTGTGGTCAAATACTTTTAAGTCAATTAATTTGTTACCAATATCATTATGCTCTTTTATTAACTTACCAAAAGCATCTTTATATATATCTTGGTCAACAGAATATAATTCTCTTTCTAATTGATTTCGTAAATACTGTTTAACTAAGTTAAAATGTTTAGTTGGTATTTTTAAAACAGAACCTTTTTTAGACATACCACCTGGTGCACAATCTCCACTTATTGCTTTTAATCTATAATATTTTAAATATGTATTATCTTTTTCTTTTTTTGGTTTAGTTTGTTTTTTTATAGAATCTATTAAAAATTTATTTATTTCTTTTTCATTAGTATTTGATAAATCCATTTCTTTTGATTCTTCATCTAAACCGATTACAATTAATTTTGGCATTTTTATGTTACTCCAGTTTTTTAATGTCATAATTTTATGTCATAAATTTATGTCATAAATTAATGTCATTTTTATAAGCTAGTTTTACTTGATAGCTATTAAGCAAGTAAGTATATAAATACTTAACAATGCACTTTTTAACAAAGTGCATCATTAAATATTTCTAATTTTGATTTAAATATAATTCAGCATTAAATTTATTAATTTTAACTTGATTATATTGGTTATGATTTAATATTTTTAAATTAACTAAACTACATATTATATTTATAGTATTGTAGTCATTAGCATATGAGTGCCATTTATTATATTTTAAAAAAAATTTAATTGCTTTTTTAAATCCTTCTTTATTATTTTTATATATTAACATTTTTTAAACTCCCATTATTTCAATATTACTTAATAAATTATAAAATCTTATTCTATTAATATCTTTAGTATTTAAATAATCATAATTATCAAAATTATTTTTATAACTATAATTCCAATTATTATTTTTATCTTTATAAACTATTCTCTGATATTGTTTAGATATAGGATTTATTTCTATATAAAAATTTATATCTTGTTTAGTTATATATTTTTTTACTTTCATTGTTATTACTCCATTTAATAATTATTATTTACCCATTTTACAAGTTTACTTTTTATTACATCAAAATTTAATTTTTGATTTATTAATTCTTTAGCTTGTAAAACAAATTCTTTATTATCCATTAATAAATTAGGTTCTATTAATGTTTCATTAGATACTAATTGAATTAGTAATATTCCTTTATTCATTGTATTGCTCCATTTAATTAATAATACATTTAGTATATATATATTTTACTATATGTAAACATAATAATATAAAATTAATGCTAATATTATAATTGTATAAATAGGGATTTAATAGACTAATAATAGATTAAATCAGCGAACTATAAAACAATACCTATAATACCTATATAATAAAGCATATAACAAAAACTTAATACACTCTAAACAATTAATTAAATAATATGTAAGCTAATATTATTAATAAAATACTAGTAATCTAGTATTATACTTATACTACAGTATATACTAATCATATACCCAACACATACTATATATTAACTATAAACTATTAACTATATAATATATATAAGGTTGCTATGGTTTTAATAGGGTATATGGCATTTATAATAAATAAAGAGATTAAAACTCTTACAAAAAAGAACTGTTCTCTTTATGTTCCTTATAGTATCATAGTATCCATATGGTAACCGTACAGCGATACAATTATTATGCTATACTTGATATCATTTTATATACTTAATGGCACTGTGTGGCTACTACAGAGGATATATTTGTTCTCTATATGTTCTATTTGCAGCTGTTCTACATTTGTTCTATAATATATTTGTTCTAGTTTTGTTCTAATGTAAAATATTTCTATGTATAAACTGTAAGGCCATAGAAGGTTCATTGACATTTTTATTTTTAGATTTTTTTTTAAATTATCGGATGTGGGGTGGTACTGGTGCTAATCTAAAGGCATATATCAAACACATCCCAAACACCTACTTTTAATTTTATAAAATAGTAAAAAACAAAAAAGGTTTTGACATAAGGGATTAAATTAATTATATGTGGGTATAACTGTATTGGAGATATGGATGAAAGGCAGACCAAAGTTTGAACCCACAGAGGAGAATAAGAAGCAGGTAGAATTAGCTGTTGGGTTTGGATTGAATCAGGACCAGATTGCAAAGCTAATGAGCTGTGATGTTACTACCTTG